TAAGATTAGGTGCACCTGATGTATGGAAATTTGCTTATCTACAGCGTTCAACAGGTAGAAGTCCCGATCAACCTCTACCAAAATTTGATTAATTATAACAATAATATATATATATTTAAAATAATTTTATTGTATTAAAAAAATGAAAAAAAAAAGGAAAAAAAAAATATATAATACACCAAAAAAAATTAAACATCGTCATGTTAATAATAGATTAAATATTATTAATGTTATTAATAATAATAAAAAATGTTTTAGATGCAATAATTATATGGCTAATCATGCTAATAGATTAACTTGTAGTTATTGTAACATATCTGACAAATTTGATTAAAATAAATCTGAAAAAATACCTCTTTTTACTGTTTTATTTTTTTTTGTTTTACTCTTACTCTTACTTTTAGATCGTGTTTTATTTTTTGGTTTAGCCTTTTTTAATGATTTATCTAGGTCTCGTGGAATATATCTTAAAAACCACCATTCAAATTCCTTTGATTTTCTATTGTTTCTTAGTCTACTAAATGCCTCACTTTTTTCCTGTCTAATTCTCTCCAAAGTTTCCTGTCTGCCATAACAATCTATACTAAAACGTTTCAATAAACCTTTTTGTCTCAATCTATTTTGTTGTTGAACTTTAAACAAAAACTGAGACATACATAATATTCTATTTGGATCAAAATACTCTCTATCAACATAAATAAATGCCAAATAAAAACTCAACATTGTATCTAATGTTGCTACTCTAATATTTCTTCCACCAAACTTTACTATGTTATAACTATGACATGCTAATGGTTCAAATATAAATGCTACACTTTCATCCCCTATTTTTACCTCATAATGTGGTGCAATTAATTCACCTACACCTTCTTTTAAATCATAACTAACATCATCTATTCCTATATCCGTTAACCGTTCCTGTAAAATTGTAGCTGTTGCTAATGGATCTTCAGATAAAACATCAAAATCGGGTACACGGGGTATTTTTTTGTTTTTAAGTTTTTTCAAATTTTTAAGGTATAATCTATTTGCAAAAGCTCCAAAAAATACACAACCGCTAGCTATAAAAACATCTTTCACTAAATGAAAAATATCTTCTTCTACAATTCGCAAATATTCATCTTCATCTGAATGTCTACTAACAGAATTTATAACTTTCTTTGATTTCATAGCCTTTTTGGATCCATATTGAAAAAGTCTTTGAATATCATCTACCGCACAATCTCTTATTCTTAATGGATAATGTTTATTCAATAATGTTAGCCTTTTTAATACTTTCTCCCATCTACTTACATTACCTTCTGGTCTACTTAATTCTAAATACATAAGCATCCTTAAAAAATTTGGTGGTGAATAAAACATACCTAATATTTGTTTTGCATATTCATGTATCTTATTATAAAGTTCCTTTGGTAAAAAAGTTATATCTGCCACAGGTATAAAATTTACAAAAACTTTAAATGTTCCTCCATGTACACCTGCTTTTGCTTCTACGTCTGTAAATCCTGCTTTATAATAAATATCAGCTAGTTTTTTCGCATCATTTAATGGATCTGGAGAGAAAAAGTCATAGTCCGGTAATTCTGTTGCCTTATCATAAAATTGGTCTTCCATAGGTAATAAATTATTAATTGCTGTACCACCATATAACATTCTTTTTGTCTTTACAAGAAATTTTTCAACAATCAATATAATTTTTTGGATTTCAGGATTATTTATTTTAGATTTACCTACTTTTTTACCCATATTATCAACAGCATTTCTTAATATAGCTAATTCACATTCTTCAAATGACATACCTCTTTTGCATTCTGACATATTTAATATATATTGTTAAAAAAATATATATTAAAAGATATATCAATCTTAAATTTTTGGATCGTATGCTCCACCTAACATATTCATCTTTCTGGGAGCATAAGATAATTCTGGTTTTTGAGGAGGAGGAGGAGCAATCTTTCTCTCAAAGTATCTAAGTGGATCGGGTTTCAAAACAAATGCAGATCCTCTATTACCAAAGAAATCTAAATAATATTCCATATTTGCATCTATTTCTGAAAAGTTCATCATCACAAACTGACAACCATAACTATGATGTATTGCTGCTGGTGGATTTTGTGTAATTTTTGAAAAATCTGGCATTGTTATTGCTAAAAATTTCTTGTTTTCCTCCTTTAATGATTTTGGGTCATATGATTGAACAATATCATAATTTCGGTAAGTCTTAAAAAATGGCATACTTGTACCATCCTTACTTCTACCTGATATATTTACATAAGAATGAAATGGTGTTCCTCTGTAGTTTTGATTAGGATCATCTACATATATTATTACTTTTTTTCTTAGGTCTAGTAAAGGTACATTAGGTAGTACGCCTTTTCCATTTGTATTATCTTTACCTTCATATCTAAACTTAGGTCCTAAAAACATTCCTCTAAAAGCTTTGCCTACTTTTCTAGCCATAACGGGATAAATATTTCTATTATTGGTTTTTATTCTAAAACTTAAAAATAAAGGATCACTAGGATTAGGAGCATATCTTCCTGAAAATGCAAGAACACGTATCTTTTGCATTACTGACTGTAATGGTAAACTGTTATATGTTCCTTTTAAACAATATTTACCATCAGTAGTTGGTCCAGGTCCAGCTGCTACTACAGGTTCACCATTTAATGAATATATTTCAAAATCCAATAATCTCGCTCCCTGTTTTATAGTTTCAATTAAAGGTACCATATCTACAAAATCTTTTTCTACACTACCACCACAACACGAATTGTAACTACTCATTACATAGTAATCTCGTAATAAATGTTTATGACTAGCATTTCCACTGCTAATACCACCTATTTTTGTACCACCCATTCTTTTATAACCATTTACTATTTTTGCATTATTCTCATCTTTTAATATTAATTTACCTCTGTAGTAATAAGCCAATAAAAATATTAATAAAAATATAACAATCCATAAATAAATAACACCCCACATATTTTTACTACTCATTAAACTATTAAATCTATTTTTTGCATCTTGAGCAAATTTATTCATATTAGGTAAAGTATTTTCTCCTGTTGACATATATATATATATTTAATACAATAATAATTTATAAAACGCTAAATTATAATATTATTTAAATTACATAAATTTAAAATAATTTTATTATATTATTTTAAATGACAGGTGGATTAATGAATATTGTTGCCTATGGTAATGAAAATTTATTATTTAATGGAAACCCAAAAAAAACATATTTTAAAGCAACTTATCAAAAATATACTAATTTTGGGATGCAAAGATTTCGAATAGATTTTGAAGGTGCAAAAAATTTATCAGAAAAAACAAATTCTATATTTACATTTAAAATACCTAGATATGCAGATATGTTACATGATACATATTTAGTTATTAATTTACCTAATATATATAGTCCAATTCATCATTTTTATAAAGAAGAAGGTGTGTCAGAGAAAAACGGACAAACATTTGCTCCTTATGAGTTTAGATGGATAGAAGAATTAGGTACTAATTGGATAGAAGAAATAGAAGTATATAGTGGAGGAACATCATTGGCAAAATACTCCGGTGAATATTTAAATTGCTTAAAAGAAAGAGATTTCGATAAAGGAAAAAAAGAGTTATGGAATAGAATGACCGGAAACGTTAAAGAATTAAATGATCCCGGCAATGCAAATGGTAATGTTAATATTTATCCAAATGTTTTTTATAATACAGGTGAATTAAGTATAGAACCATCCATTAGAGGTAGAAAATTATATATTCCAATAGATGCTTTTTTTTGCGATTCCAGTAAAATGGCGCTACCTTTAGTTGCTTTACAATATCAAGAAATAAGCATTAAAATAGAATTAAAACCTGTAATGGATGTTTATACTATTAATAATATTAATGAAATACCCGGAAATGATGGTCTCTCTTATAGAATGGCACCCAATAAAAATATATTAGAGCATCAATTATGGAGATTTTTACAAGCTCCTAAAGACAAATTCGCTGATACATCATTGTATAATAAAAACATTATTGATTGGAATTCAGATATACATTTAATGGGTACATATATTTTTTTGGGTCAGGATGAAAGAAGAGTTTTAGCTGCTAAGGAACATAGTGTATTAATAAAACAAGTTTATACATATAAACATTTCGATATTGGTGGATCAAAAATAGTTGAATTAGAAAGTAAGGATATGGTTAGTAATTATATGTGGAGATTCAGAAGAAGTGACGCATATCTAAGAAACGAATGGTCTAATTATACCAATTGGCCATATAAAAATGTTATACCTAAAACTATTGAACTAATTCGTGATATACCTAATCCCGCAAATCATTATTTTACAGGTAATATTGGTTTACCCGGTGAACAAAATCCATATCCTATTAATTTAAAACATATACTTGTTGATTTAGGGATCACAATGGATGGTGTATATAGAGAAACAGTAATGGATTCCGGTGTTTTTAATTATCTTGAAAAATATAATCGTACAACTGGTTCAGCAAAAGACGGTTTGTATTGTTATAATTTTTGTTTAAATAGTAACAGAAAAGAATATCAGCCTTCTGGTGCAATGAATGTTAATAAATTTAAAAACATTGCATTTGAATTTAATACAATAGAAAGTCCATTAGATATTAGTGGACAAAACATTGAATATGTTTGTGATTTGGATGGTAATGCTATCGGATTTAGAAAAACAAGTGCATCATTAAATATTTATAATTTTGATTTACTTATAT